AGCAAGAATTCTTATCGCCCTGGTGATGGAGTTATTTGGCAAAAAGGTTCCAAAAAATATCAAGATCAAACAGGCGGCAAAGTTTTTGATCCGGTGAGCAGCCAGCGCGAGATCAACTGGCCTAGTCCATCGTCAACCGGAACCGTTAGCAACAGCCTCAATAAAGGTGCAATTTTGCGCCCAGGTAGTACGGGAGCCTTGCAGGTTTGGTGGGATTACGAATACAAAGGTTCGATACTTATTACAGAGACATTAGATGGTGGAGACGGTTATTTTTACTATGTTGACGGTGGTGTCGCTGGTGAGAATGGTCAAATCAGAAGCGAATGGTATAGCGTTTTTAAAATTTATAGATATAGCGCAACTCCTGTAAGATACGAATATTGGTCCGTTGATAAGTTGCAAGAGGTCACAACACCTGACACTTGGGAGATTGCACGTCAAATGTCAACAGAAGGCCAGGATGGTGAATGGTCAATCGAAAAGCTTGAACGCGGGATTGTTGGTGATGTTGAGCCAGATAAACCAGTAACCAGACGCCTTATAGAAGGTGACAGAGACACAGCCACGGTCACAGTCACGAAATATGAAGCAGATACATCCTATGACTCAAATGCTAGAGATGCTTATACCTGGGAATTAGAAAATGGAGGCAATGGTTACAAAGCTAATACAACCGCTTATATTAATGCTACGCCTATAGATAAAGTCAAGATTACAGAGGTGCGTTTACCTAGACAAGATGTTGGCGAGCCTGATGTTAGCAATACTGCAGATGTCAATGAACGTTTTAAAGATTTTACTCAACCCAACACAAACTACAGCCCGCTTAATGCAATTTGTGATTACTATATCAACAACACTGATAACAGCAGTCACGCAAATAGTCCTGAACATAAAGTAGTTTTTTGCAATGAGTTGATTGAACAATTTGACCCTAACTCAGAGCAAGACGGCAGTGAAAGCCCAATCCCTAGATATCCTGGCCTAGCACTAGCTGGGATTAAATTGCTGAACAGCAAGGAATGGACATCGTTTAACAGCCTGTCGGCTTATATCCAGCATGGGCACATTGTTGAACGCCTGTTCTCTCGTATTGAACCGTCGAGCGAAGTTGACGGAAACAAAGGGGCCACCAACCTTTTCCCAGAGATTGCTTATCACCTGCTGACCGATTCTGAATATGGGGCTGGTGAACTGGTCGGAGCTGCGTCAGTTGATCGTGGTGCAATGGCAGAGGCTGCCCAGTTCTGCCAGGCAAATGGCTTCCACTGGGACGGCATAATCACAGAAGGGCAAAACCTTCGCCAATTTATTTTTGAAAACGCTGCTTATATGCTTTGTGATTTTACGATTAAAGGTGGAAAGTTTGCGTTAGTCCCATCAGTACCTTTTGACAATGGTGGCAGCTATGAGATGAAGCGCAGCCAATCGCCTGTGATTAAGGCACTTTTTACAGATGGGAATATGCGAGGGATGGAGGTTTCATTCTTGTCACCAGAAGAGCGCCAACCATTTAAAGGCGTTTGTATTTTCCGCAAAGAAAAAGTCAACGCCTTCCCTGAACTGCGAACGATGACTATGCGGTTATCTAATGCAGAAGGCGGCAGCGACAGCGACCCGGTTGAAAAGTTTGATTGCAGCGGGTTTATGACATCAGAAAACCATGCCCGAATGTTTTTGCGGTATGCCCTAAAAACTCGCCAGCTTGTTGACCATGGCATCAAATTTGAAACCACTCCTCAGTCAGCCATGAACCTGGAGCCTGGCCAGTATTTTCGGGTGTCATCAAAAAGCACTCACACTGACCGGTTTACTAGCGGCAGCATTGATTTTGAAGGGAATATCACTACTAGCGAACCTATCGGGGAGGGTGTGGTGATTAATGTTGTTTATTGGAAACCGGGTTCTACGGAAGTCGCCAGCACCCAAACGAAGGTAAACCAAAACAAGGTCGCGAAATCTCAGCTTTTTGGATGCTTATTTTGCCAAGTTACCGATAAATCAGAGGCTCGTGTTTATAAATGTGAAAGCCTGTCTTATGCAGATGACGGTTTAGTCGAAGTGACTGGGTCAGTATCCCCGTTAAACGATAAGGGCCAGCTTTTGCTTTTAGATTGGGATGCAGACAGCGATTTTATTGAGGAGGTCTACTGATGGCATCAACACAGCGCAAATTCCCTACAAATATTTGCCCTACCGGCAGAACTTATAAACCCGGAAGGCTGCCTGAAACATCGTTTGAGGCTAGAAATGGTGCGGTTTCGTTTGTTCAATACGGTCAAAATTTTGTGAATGCAGAGCTAACGCTTGATTTTGCCAACATCAATGACGCAGTGGCAGGCCAGATTTTGCAGCATTACGAGTCAGTGCGTGGAGATGACTATGTCGTTTTTGGCAAAGACGCTGGTTTGCAAGGTCTTAACCAAAGCTTGATAGATGAACAAGTCGTTCAAAACGGTAAAAACCTTTTGCGGTGGAGGTATAGCGCAGCGCCTCAGCTAACAAGCGTTTACCCAGGCGTCTCAACGGTTCAAGTGCAATTTGTGGGTGTGTTGTACGGGTCTTAGAATGGAATAACTGATACGTAGTCGTCCGATGTATTTTTCAGGCCAGCACGGCAAAATGAAAATTATTACAGCGGCTGGGACTTTGGGCGCTGAAACCACGGTTGGGCGGCTCAAAAACTGGAGTTATACAACCCAGCAGCAAACGCTAGATACAACAAGCTTGCAGGACACTGATAAAACGATTATTGCCGGGGTACGTTCCGCTAGCGGTCAAGCCTCTTTGCTGTATTACTCGGAAGCAACAAGCAACGTTGCACAGGTTGGCGGTTATTTGATAAAGCCTGGTAGTAAGCAATATGACACTCAAAATTATGGCGTCAACACTCCGCCTGAGCTTTGCCGAATTGAATTAAGCATTCAAGATGGGGGCGAGATTGGTGTTTATGCTTTTATCACCAGTTTTGCGATGACCTGCAGCGTAGGCGAAATCGTCTCGGCTGATATTAGTTTTGATGTGCATGGCGCTCCTTATGAGTGGACCTTCTGATTTATGACCGTTTACCTTGGCGACTCTGGCGGGATTGAAATCGAGCGCACGTCTGGTGAGCCGGTCAGGCTTACCTTGCTGTCTGGTGATGTATCAACAGCAAAACGACGGTTTAGCCCTGAGGAGGATGTACTAGGCGTTTTTATTAGCGGTGATCAAGTTGATATTGCAACTGTTGACGGTTCAGAGCTTCATTTAATTGATGGTCATGGTTACCCAGATTGGCGCGGTTTTATTTTTGTTGATGCTTTAGGTGGCTTGCGCCTATTTAATACATTTCAAAAGGCAATCGCTGGCGAAATGCAAAACGCTGTTGCGCTTGTTGATTGGCCTTCTCGCCAAAACATCACTATTACAACGCGCTCAGATAATTTTACGCCACTGGCCAAAATTACCTCATACGATTTCACAACTGAACGCGAAACTGTTCGTACAGACATTTTAGGTAGTCAATTTGTTCAGCAATATGAAGCTGGTCTTATCTCAGGGCAGGGGACTATTAATTGTTTTTGGGAGTGGCAATATCAGCTTTGTGATCCAGAAAATCAAGCTACTGGCGTTGAGTTTTCTGCGTATCTTGCGCGGTTGTGCGTTCGTATAACTCAAGGCGCTGATTTTATTGGTCGCTTTTTTGTCTATAAAGACCGCAACCCCGGCACCAATTCAGTGTGGCATGAGGCACGCTGCGTTATTACTAGCGTATCAATTTCAGTTGATGTAGACCAAGCGATCACTTCAACTATCGAATTTGTGACCACTGACCAATTCAAACTTTTGACCGGTGTCCCCCCTGCGTACCTTCTCCAAGAGGATGGCATCAGTTTGATCTTGCAGGAAGATGGTGTAAGTCGGATAATTGTGGCCGACTAGAATCTAAATATTGGTTGACTAAAGGCGGCACATGCCAGACACTGAGATCAGTAATTTGCCGCCGTTGGTGGCTTCTCAGATACAAGATGATGATGTCTTGGCTATTGCCGATCTGTCGGCGACAGAAACCAAAAAAGTCAAGGCTGGTGATCTGGTCATTGGTGTGCTGGACAATTTGCCAGACGACTCCATCAATCCAAATAAGCTGAATTGGAGCCAGTTAGACAGCGACAGCATTAGTGGCGATGATATAGCAGACGCGTCTATTGCTGATGAAAAGTTATTCGGGAATACGCTTACCTCTAGGGTTATCGCCCCGAACGCTATTGGTGCATCTGAACTGGCCGATGCAAGTGTTGACACAGCAGCCCTACAAGTTGGGGCGGTAGATAATGGCGCCTTAGGAACAAACTCAGTCGATAACCGGGTCATTCAAGACGGTGCAATTAGTAACGCCAATTTGGCTGCGTCGTCCGTAACAGTTGATAAATTATCGCTTAACGCAGATGATTTGCCAGGGTCTGTAATTACAGGCGGCACCATCACGCCAGAAGAGTTGCAGGCTGACTTGCAAGGTGACGTCATCCTGGCGGATTCATCAATCGGGACAAGTTTGCTGACTAACCTTAGCGTTACAGTTGACAAGCTATCTGCTAATTGTATTGATACTTCTAAAATTATTAATAATGCCGTCACTTCTGACAAAATTATTTCTGTTAGTGGTGGGCAAATTCTTGCCGCTACTGTTACCGCTGATAAATTTAGTGTAGACACTTTTACGCGAGGTTTAGATAACAGCGGCCTTAATGTCGGCATCACAAACGCAGTTACTGCAGCTACAACAAGCGGCATCAGCTACAACGAACAGGGTTTAATCACTGGTTCGGTCCCTTTGGTTGGCCCTGACCTGCCGCCTGCTACTGCCTCCGATATTGGTGGGATTAGCGTTCCCGCTGGCAGCGGTTTAACGGTCAGCGCACTCGGTGCAATCGACCACGTCACATTGGTTAGTGCCGCCACCCGCAGTGGGATCAGTTATGACGAACATGGCCACATAACAGGCTCGGTTCCGCTGCTAGGTACGGACCTTCCTGCTGCCAGCACCACCCAGCTTGGAGGGGTAAGCATTCCGACCACTGCGGACAGCCCGTTAATTATTAATGCCGCAGGCGAACTTACTCATAAATCGACGGCGTTTGGTGCTGCAAGCAACCTGGCATCAGTCAATGTTGACAGTTATGGCCTGATCACTGGGGGCAGTGCTCAACTTATCGCGTCACAGGTTCCCCCATTAGATGCCAGCAAAATTAATACGGGGCAATTCCCAACATCATTGCTGACTGATAAATCGATCACAAAAGAAAAGTTAGCCAATTATTCTATTGCTTATATCCAAGAGGCAAGCCCTGAGATTTCTACAGAACTTCATACGGGCATTCTGTGGCTTCAAGAGTCAACGGGCCAACTAAGAATGTGGAACGGGAACTCGTTTTTCCCGATTGGATTTGGTCGGCTTGCACAAGAAAACCTTAGATTTTGCGGAACTGTAGATGCAACAACGGGGCTAATTACAACGCTAAACGATAGTGGCCGAACTGCTGGTTTTGCAGTCGGTGCAGCCCCGCCGGTTGCGACTGATGCAATTGGTGGCGCTTATTTTGTTGTAGATACAGCAGGTTCAAATATTAGCGTTGTCCCTGCCACCGCCTTTGATGAAGGTGATTGGTGCCTTTGTATTGATCAAGCTAATGGTTGGGTCCGAATTGACACAATTTCTGGTGGTGGCGGTTCCGCATTAATACGGCTAAACGACCTTTTAGATGTTGACATCAACAATCCCGTTGTTGGTGACGCTCTGTTCTATAACAGCACAACCAACAATTGGTCAAACCAATCAACGCTTACGTCTCGAATCACAATCAGCGAAGCGTTCGATGGTAGTAGGACATCTTTCACGCTTTCAACAACCGTTGATTCAGTTAATGCAACAACATTGGTTTTGTCGGGCGTTACACAAGAACCGGGCGTTGATTATGACATTGCATCAGGAACATCAACTCTAACCTTTAGTAGCGCACCATCTACGGGATCAGGTTATTTCTTGTTATCGCAAGCCATTCAAACGTCAGCCGGTGGAGGCGGTGCGAGCTTGCCGCCGGGCACCGCTGCAAATGAATATTTGCAATGGAGCAATTCTCTTGGGGCTTGGGCTCCATCTACCGAACTTGACGGAGGTTCTTTCTAATGACTCGCACCCGCGCACAACTTGTCCAGGCCCAGACCCATACAGAGTCAGCTCGCGACCTATTGCCAGTAGTGCAGCAAGGTCGATTGATCTGGAACGCAACTGCGAATTCACCGCAGATGTATGACGGCACCCAGTGGGTTGAGGTATTTAACTCTGATTCGTCCATCCCTGGCAATTTGCTATCGGGCAATGTTGACGCCGCCCTTTTAAATGGTGAGCTTGACGGCGGTTTTTATTAGGCTAAATCACATCTACTAAAATATGCGTAGCGCGGTACGCGCCAGTTCTTTACTGACCGAAGGGTTTACTCATGGCTGTCAATGTTCGCTTAAAGCACTCTTCAGTTGATGGAAAGGCTCCGGTTGCTTCTGATTTGCTTGAGGGTGAGGTAGCTCTCAACATTCATCAGAATTCACCCGCTGCTTATATCAAGGACAGCAACGGCGATATTGTGAAGCTGGCTGGTGCGGGCAGCGTTACTGATGCAGATGCTGTCAAAAAGAGCGAGACAGCATCGCAAAACATGGCTGGGGACTTAACCCTCGGCACTGACAAAATTACGCTTGATGCAGGAACCGGCGAAATCACTGCGGACGGCGTTAGAGCTGAACAGGTAGATGTAACTCAAACAGGCTCCGGTTATACTTACATCGGCAGGAAGTCAGATGGCACCGCCACTTTTTTTATAGGAGACGACGGCAGTGGTAAGTTCGCTGCGGATACGATTGTTGGAGAAAATAATGGTTCGGCGTCAACAAATGCGTCAGGTATTTATATTGGCAAAGAAGGTTACATAAGTTACTTTAAAAGCAGCTCCGAAGCCAGTGATTTTATTGTTTGCAGAAAACATGGTAATGCAAATCCTGTAGCCAGTATTGCCAGTGATGGATCATTAAATGCGGCTGGTGACGTAAAGATTGGAGGGACTCTTCCTTCATCGCCCAATATTACGCTGAGTGCAGCGGGATCAATAACTGCGGCGGGTGACCTGCAAGTAGGCGAATCATCTTTCAGTGGCAATGATGATGGTGTAATTGTCCAGACAAATGGACGGATTACAGCTTCAGCGGCTGATGGTTCTGATGTTTGGAACGGCTTCACCACTGGTGGCAATAGAACCTCTGTTATTGGTGCGGACGGATCAATCACTGCGGCTGGCGGTATTCGGTCTCTTGGCGATGCATATCTTGGAACTTCCGAAGGAGTATTACTCAATGGCGGTCCCGACAGGAACTTCCCCGGCAGTATTGATGTATGTAGAGATGGTGCAACCAACTTATTATGGAAAGGTTGGCAAAAGGGTATTACCTCTCCTACGAGTCAGATTACAGCGGACGGCTCAATCACTGCGGCGGGTAACGTAACTGTTGGAGATTATCAAAGTGGAACTGCTGGAAAGAACGGGTTTCAACTTAGAAGCTGGGGTGAATTAGTACAAAACAGAAATGGAGGAGATGCTTATACTTTATACAATAATTCTGCTGCTAAAACGGTAATTATTTCAGCGGACGGATCCACCACATTTGGAGTATTCCCACAATCGACATCTATAAACGGAAATTCACTAACCAAATTCAATGCATCGTCCACAGCAAATATTATTTGCAGGAAAACTGATTCTTTATATAATACTTATCATGCGTTTGAAGTTCAAGATAATACTAGCGCCGTCACGGCTTCCATAACGGGTACTGGATCCGCTACATTTGCGGGTGTTTGCAAGGTTGACCGTACTGTATCGGGCGATGGTTGCTTCCACGCCGCATTAAATGGGACAGTAAAAGCTTCTATCAAATCAGACGGATCGATTCTATGTGACGGCAGCGTAACTTCCGGGTCACTGGCTCCAGGCGGCGGCGGTGGTAACTATTTCTATAATGGAGAAGTCGCTGCTTATTCTCCGTCAGCTTCTAACACTATCTTCAGAGGCTGGGATGCTTCTGGCTCCACAAATAGTCTTGTCGCATCCATTTATGCTAATGGCAATGCTGTATTTGTTGGCAGCGTCACAGCATCTAACGTCTCTGATGTTCGTTTTAAAGAAAATATCACTGATGCAAAGCCACAACTTGCCGATACCGTTGCTCTTGGTTCTCAACTAAAAAATTGGGACTGGAAAGATGATGCACCTCTTAACGAGGAATTACGCGCAAGACGTTTCCTTGGTTTAGTTGCACAGGAAGCCGAAAAGGTTTGTCCTGAACTGACTTATACAGTACCTCGCATCAAGCAAGGCAAAGAACTTACGCCTGAAGTTGTCGTACCTGCTGTTTATGAAACCAAAACTGTTCCGGCTGTACTAGACGACGAGGGCGAAGTAATTGAAGAGGAAACGACTGAAGAAGTTCTTGTTACTGAAGAACAAGTGACACCGGCTACTTACGAACAACTGGACGACAGCTACAAAGCTATCAATCACGACATTCTTGTCATGAAATTGCTTGGTGCTGTTGCTGAACTCAAAGCGGAGGTTGATGCTTTAAAAGCTGTTAGCTCTTAAAAAACAAATCTCCTGGCATTTTTTGCCATCCCTCAAACCCTTTTATTTTTTCTCATCATGTCTTATTCAGTCTCGGAAATGATTGTCGATCTCGACAACAATGTTGTAAGCCTTAATTGGAACTATGCCAATTTGGATGGTTCTCTTGGTGGCAAGCACATACTTGATCAACCCTATGGGACAGCGCCGTTGACTTCAGTCACAGAAGAACTTGCGGTTAGCTGGTTAGAAGATCAACTCCCTAATTCCACAGAGGAGTTCAACGCCGAGTTGGCAGCGCGTAAAGAGCGCCAAGACTCATTGACGCCGTACAAAGCAAATCCCGGTGAACCTCCTACACCCATTGTTGATCCTTTCGAAATCGATGAAGAAGCCTGATTTCACTTTTAACGAGTGGCAGGCATTTTCTGACAAACTCTATAAAGCCTTCCCTAAGTGGTTGGCTTTTATTTTGTCAGGCTATCTGTGGGGCCTCGAACAACGGTATATTACTTTTAAGACGCGGAAAGCTGTTGATGATGCCATCGCGCCTGTGGCACCTTCAGAGCCTGTTATAGATGCACCGCAGTATTATTCAAAAAAATCTGAGGTCGAAGGGCTAGACGAGATTGGATTTACCTACAGATTTGCAAAAAATAAAACAAAAAACAAAGACTGAATTAAATTTTATGCGATCCAGAGCTCTCCTTCTGCTTTACGCCGTCGAGTTAAGCCTGCTTCAACTGCACTGCCTGGATTGACATAAAGCATCAATGCAGCAGGGACATCACCCCAGCGTTTCTCTCTGAGGCAACCACTGATCGTTTTAAACCCTGGCGACCCGTAGAAATACGCCCCGAGGTTGTAGGCAAAACTGCAAAGGGCACTGCGTTGGTTGTCGTTCATGTCTTCCCAGTACGGCAGCTCGCAACAGATAACATCCCAAAAGTATTTTTCACAAACATTTTCCATCATGTCTCGTGCTTCTGTCTTTGTTATTGGTGGGTCACCCCATGCAACTTCTCGCCCATTTAGATAAAACGTTGAACCGTAACCAATAGTTGCGACCCCTACGCCGTCGTCGTACACCGTTGGGACAAAGCCCTCAAATTCAGCGATTATGTCGAGGGCAGCTTTAGGCACAACAAAACTACAATCAAGAACCGGTTCAGGTTCTCGATATTTTTTTACCCATGCCGCGTCTTCCGACAAAAGCGAAATGGGAAGTTGGCTTTCTAAAAGAACAATGGCTTCCATTTGGTTTGGAGTGGCCTTGTAATACTTCCAGAAATCAGGAAAGGAGATTTTGCTCATGTGATTGTCCTGGTGTTGTCGTTAGGTTCTTCCTCATGGGCTTCTGGCCCCCAAGAGGTGTCTTTTAGTTTGACAGTGTCTTGTTTCGCCTTCGTAGCGCGAACGTCTGGCGGCAAAGCTTCTAGCCATTCTCGCAAGGCCAGCCCTGTTGGGGTGCTCTTGGGCCACCCTGCGAACTTGAGCAAGGCTTTGGTGTCGGTGAAGCCTTGGCTTCTGCCTGACTTCCAGCAGACCCAGACGGGCGATGGACCTTCCGTGCGGGTTTGGTACTCAATGAAGACTGAGCCGGGCTTGTAGAACTGAATGCGCTTCATTTGACCCAGGCCCAAGTTCTGCCTGAGATCACTTTGTAAGCTGCGTTGACTGTTATGTCGCAACTGCATAGAAGCGAGCATTCAAAAGACGTTGCACCGTTGGCGTGGGCGGCTCTCATTGCTCGAACGTCTTCGGGCGTGATTTTCCCCATAGGGGCAAACTCCTTGCTGTAACTGGGCAATGGCTCTGCGACTTCTTCAAAGCCTTGGCGGGTTTGGAAGGTGTGCGCACAGGTTTGGCATTTGCGATAGCGCCTGACATGGTCCCTGAAGGACCGAACAGTGTGTGTCACGCGTGTGGCAGCAGCTCCACATTTTGGGCAATTCAATTGATTGCTCCAGCGAGTTTTGGTTGGCTGGATTGGGCGCCTAAGCAGGCGTATTTCATCGGGTCAGTGATTTGCTCTGACCCATCTGTCTGCGCAGTGATAAAGCTATAACCGCAGCCTTTGCAGCGTCGATATCGGCGAACGTGGTCGTACCGCTTGCGGTCTGTGCATCTAACAAATGTTTTGTCGCCACAGACAGGGCAACTGACCGTTTCGATAGAGGTGAACATCAAAAAATGGGAAAAAAATGCAACGGGCTTGAGAACGTAGTCAGTGACTGGGGCATGAGTACGACATCCGGGAAATTGATGAGGAGTTGTACCTTGCAGTGCTGGACAGGGCCAAGGCAGTCAGGGAGGGGGGTTAGCCAATCCCGACGGTCCGCAGGAATCCGCAGGAATCCGCAGGAATTGGGACAAAAATGCACCGATTTCCCATTTTACCCATAGTCTTAGAAACCAAGTTTCGTGACTCGATAGATGGGTAAGGCGTCCGTTAATTCCCAAAAGGGTCGCCTTTACTTGCTTGCAAGGCTGCCAAAAAAAAGCGGTGATGGGTGCTGGACTCAGACGCGCATTCCTATGGGTTTGCCTGACACCGCCGTCAACCGACGCGTGGCCGAAAAGAATCGAGCGCGGTTGCAACGTGCCATTGATACCGACACCTTTGAATGGGCCGATTGGGTTGAGACCAAAAACAACGGCACCACCTGGAAGCAAGCGATTCAAGCCCTCTACAAAAAGCGGGTGATCCTTGGTCGTACGGGTGAAAGCACTTGGGAGTCGAATTACATGGGCCGCCTGCGGCAGGCCGACATGAACAAGGTCGTAACCAGCCGAGAGGTGGAGCGTTTTGTCACCCGCTGGCGTGTTGACCAGTGCTCTTACAAAGAGGCGTTCTACCTCGTCAAAGATCTTTGCAGCTTGATCTCTGTTCCCTTCCCTGATCTGCCGTTGCCGCGATACAGCAAAAGCAAGTTGACCGACGTGCCGGAAGACCACGAAATCATTGAATGGGTTGCCAAGGCTCAGGTCGTTGATCCTGAATTTGCTTGGGCTATCGGGATGATGGCAACTTATGGATTGAGGGATCATGAACTGGATGAGTGCAGGTTCATCGACCTAAAAAATCGTTTGGCGGTGCCAGACGAAACGAAAACGGGGTATAGAACAGTCGTGCCGCTTGAACGTGACTGGGTTGACCTGTTTGACCTGCGTTCAGAACGCCGCAGAGTCAAGGTTTCAAAAGCTGCTGATTCAACGGCGCAGTGGCTTTACTACCACCGCAAAAAGATTGGCTTCCCTTACGTTCCTTATGCCCTGAGGCATTCGTATGCAGGCAGGTTGTGGCGTGTAGGCGGGGCAAAGCTAGACATCTTTACCGCTGCCCGATTGATGGGCCATTCAGTCGAACGGCATGAACGGACATACCGCGAATGGATTCAGCCCCACACCATTGCCGTCAGGGCAGAAGAGGCGCTGGGGTTTGGGCCTGCAGTGGAAGCCCTAACGCTT